GGTTCCCTTACCAAAGGTAACTTTCGATTTCCGCTCATTAAATAGCGGCATACGTGGATCATTTTCCCGCATTAGGCTGTTATCAACTGACTGCATTTGCGCTTTACTCTGGTCAGAGTAATAAGTATTGCGCTCTTGAGCTAGTTCTTCTGGAGCCTTGCATAGCATTAGTCCACCGATTATCAAGTTATCTTTGAACCTTTCGTTCTCGATAGTTACAAGAGTAATCTCTGGGTGGTCTGACGCTTTTACTGGCTCCCAGCCTTCGCGTATCTTTGAAGAAACATTGGTAGCATCAACAGTACCCTGTGTACTTACACGAATCCAACGAAATACGTAACCCGGCTCAGGATTAGGGGAAGGTAATAATTCCGGCTTAGTCCAAGCTGCTTTACGGGCCGTTTTTTCACGGGTGGTATTTTCACGGTTAATTCTGTTATCAGCCATTATATTTTCCTCATCTCTTCTTCAGCAACCTTTCGGGCGTATAGTTCAATAGGTACTCCAAGTTTTTTAGCAATAGCTACCTGTGTTTGCGTTAATCGCACCTTTTTGGGTGCTGTGCTCCGCGTTGCGGGGGCAACCACATTTGACTGTCGCTTACTTGTCTTAACCTCTGGTTCTTCAATTTCCCCAAATTCTTCGGGGAAGGTATTCCGCATACGAGCATCAATGCCCTCGTAGTATTCATCGCTAGTGGTGTCCACACCTTGCTTAACTAGCTTACTGTGTACACCCATAGCATAAGCTGTCATCTCGTCATCGGAACCGAACCAAGAATTTTCATTTGCCCATTCGGACGCTTTGGCATCTGGCGGAGTCGGAGCTTCTTGTGGTATTTGTACAGGAACTTTAGCTTCTTGTAAAGGCTCTGGCGCTATATTCTCTAACTTATCCGCCTTTATCTTAGCATTGGTTAACCTTTCTTGTGCATCTAGTAGCTTATCGGCATTACCATCTTCATACGCGCTTTTATACTCCCGTTTTGCAAGTAACATTTCTCCGGTAGCGCTTCTCTTAGCGTGTTCTAGCAAAGCTGCTTGGCTTTTACCAACACTGCCTTTTAATTGGTTATTCTCATCAACAAGAGCTTTAGCGTAGGCTTCCATCTCTTGGCGTTCACGTTGAGATGCTTCTTTAGCCCGTCGTTCGTCGTGATAGCCTTTGCTGAAGTGCTGTATACGCTTACGTACCTTATCTGAGTAATCTTCTAACTCATCGTCGGTAAGGTCTTCTGGGGGTTTAGATGCTTTACGCCCCCTATCCGCTTTAGGCGTGTCATCTACAACTTCAACTTCAACCTCGTTATCTTGCTCTTGTTTAACTGGCGTTTCTTTTTCTCCCATAGCTAGGGCGCTAGAACTTTCTACTTCTACTTCTATGCCTTCATCAGCTTGATCATCAGGAAAAGTGTACTCTACTTTTTGAAATCCCATTACTTACTCCTCACACTCGTGTAACGCCACGAGGATCGCTTACCACTGCTTCAATTGAGTCGTCGTTCATCAGACGATACTCAACACCACCTACTTTAAAACGTGTGCCTGTATTGGCACGAAACATAACGTAGTCTCCAGCCTTACACCAAGCACCCGTAGGGAACCGCTCTTTATCCGAATACGCTTCCTTACCCATGTCGAGCACAAGCCCGATGGTAGACATGATGTATTCGTTATGCATTTCCTTACTAGACTTAATAATGCCGCTTTCGCCGTAGGTATCATCTACTTGCGGCATGGCTACTAGGACTCGGTATCCCACAGGAGCAGGGATTTGATGTTCGAGTTCTTCTTCGGTTTCCGCTTCTTTTGTTGCGATTGATAAATCAGTCATTGTCATCATCCAAATAATTACGCGAGAGGTCGTTTACATGATTCAAACAGGAAGTGAGACCTCGTAGCATTCCTGTTATTTCTTTGTACTGGGCGAAGTCTTTAGCTCCTCCATTACCTAGAAATTCTTGCGCGGAGGACATGTCGTCCTCGATTTTCTTTTTAAGCACGTCTAAGACGGTAGTAGCCATATTTATTCCTTGTTACGTTTGTTTGCTGTTTCTACGGAAGTTTTCATAACGTCTATTTCTGTTTTTCTGGCATCTTTACGTCTGTCCGCCGCCATCTTCGCCACAGTTTTCTCAGTGTCTACCTGCAATTCTTGGGCTTCAAGTTGTAGTTGCTGTTGGTCTATAGCAATGTCAGCTTGATCTTTCTGAGATTTACGTTGTAGTTCTGCCTGCCTAAGTTGCATATCCATTTGATCTTTCTGAGATTTACGCTGGACTTCTTGCTGTTTAACTTGTAGTTCCGCTTGTTGCATTTGTACAACAGGGTCTTGCTGTTTCTTCTGCGCTTCTTTTTGTGCCGCTTCTTGCTGATGCTGGGCTGTAAGTTGCTTACCACCTTCCGCTATAAGTCGTGCTAGCTGCACTTCTGTCTCTGCGGTAAGTTCTTGATTGGGTGGGGGTAGCGGTGCGCCAAGTTTTTCTTCCATCTGGGCGCGATACCTAAATCCTAGATGTTCCGCAATATGCGCTTGTAGCGCCGACATTATTCTTTTAGCTTGAGGGTTCTGTCCAATAGTCTGCGCAATCAGGGGGTCTTGCATGAACGATTGGTGTGCTTGCATATGGGCTTCGTGATCTTGAGTTATAAACGCTTTTATGGGGGTGCCAGTTAAGGCGTTCATGTTCTCACTTACGGGATCGGTAGGCTTTACGTCATCTTCTGTGGGCACTAACTTGTCGGCGTTCTTAACTCCTAACACTTCAATCATCTGACGGTGTAACTGAGGTAGGTTGTATATTTGAGGTGCCTGTTGCGACATCTGTAACACTGCTTGATACTGTACTACCCGTTGCGCCATTGTAGAACTATTAGGATCACTTACGGGAACTACATCAACCATAGAGTAGTCAGATTTACGTGCTGATACCTCTCCTCTGTTAGGCTGGTAATCGTACTCTTCAGAGGCTTCTTCCGCCATGATAGCCTTGAGCATCTTAAACTCTAACTTCATAGCGTAATGGACTCTCGCCATTACCGCAGCCATAGGCTTTAGTGTTCGCTCTAGTAACGCCAATGTAGTACCTACTGGGGCGTTAGCGGACATGTCGGATATGTCCATATCAGCAATAGCGCCTAGGCGACGGCCTTCCGTAGTAATCTGGTTGAGCAAAGCTAGCAGAGTTTGACTCGGCTCCTTATAAGGAAGGGGCATAATGTTTTCGCGGATGCTACCGGATGGTACATCTACGTCTTTAAACTCGCCCGGCTCTATAGGAGTATCATCGCCTTTAATGCGTAGCCCACGAGATTTTAGACCCCCCGGAAGGTTAGATAGCGTACCAGCGTCCACCAATTGCCGTATAATAGACGTTCCGGCTTTAGCGTACCCCCCTATTATATGTATCAGTCCAAGGCCGTAGAAGCCAAATCCGGGCACATATACGTAGTGTACGAAATGTTGACGCTTTAATGTTAAGTCGTCTTCCTCGTTCCAGTTACGGCGAATAGCTAGTACTTCTTCTGTCCCACGCTCTATGGTTACTATGTAAGGTTTTGCTATCCCATCTTCGTCATCCAAACCTTCGATTATTAAATCGGCATGAATTTCATATATAGTGTATCGCTCGTCGTCGGTGATGTCATACCCACCTTCTTCGGCCTTACGTTTCTCAATGTCTGTGTGGAACGGTTCGGGGTCTCCCAACTCAACCCCAGAATAAAAACCGCTTACTTGTAGCTTCATTACATCATTTTTGGTCTTGCGCATGACGTGACATACGCGCTCCGCTGACTCTATGTTAGATGCGCCATAAGGCACAATAACGTCTTCTGCGGGGATATAGATAGCTACTTGTCTACCCATATTAGGGTCGAAGTAAACCTTCTTAAACGCCGATCCTGCAAGTCCTAGGCTATATAGCATACGCTCATGCTCTGGACGATACTCAACCATGTTCTCTGTAAGCTCGTAGTTCATGTCCGCTTTTACGCGTTCAGAGGCTTCTAATTTTTCTTTTGTCTCCTCTCCGAGAATCTTAACTCTTACAGGGCCAGCGGCAGGAAAAGTCTCGCTCATGGTCTCTGCTTGGAACCGAATGGCTGCTTCGGCTAAAACAGTAGAGTTCACGCCACACGCGCCTTGCCAAGGAGTAGTACGCTCCTCATGCTTAAATCCTAGGATGTCTAGCCCTTTAACGTAAGTATCTGCCCAGTCTTTACGGCTCTCTACGTCAGAATCAACTAACCCTATTAAGTCACTCACTAGCTCATTTAGAAGTCCTTCATCTAAAAAATTTACTAGGTTAGCGTCAAATTCCATCTCGCTTTCTTCAAGCCCCGGAATTATAGTGATCTCCATGCTACCGTCAGATAGAGTGACCATTTCAGGATCGACTATCTCTATCTCCAGTCC